CTCCTACACTAAACTCAAGGTAGATTGAACTATCATCTGGATTTCCGGAAACGTCAGCAGGGCTGAACGTATTGTTTCCTTCATTTGTGATAAGGCGTTGTCCAGTAATCTCCATGTTCGCCTCTGCATCGATTTGAAGCTTCTGGCCGTAATCAACCGTTTCGTTGTTTTCGAAATTAAAGTTTACGCTTTGAAGCTCAAATCCTGTCGTCTCTTCTCGCTCAATTACGTCAACTACTGGAGAAACTTCATCCGGAACATCTTCTACTCCCCCACTTTCTACTTTCACAACGTAAGTAAGCCTGTCACTTGCTCTTCCGCCATGAACGAAAGCAATTCGAAAACGGTTATCTACAACTCCACCTTTTTCAGCTACAGGCTGGTCTCGAAGATTTCCATTGACGACTTCATAAATTTCAACATCGTAACTGCCATCTACATTATCAACGACGCCGGAAAGAGAAACAATTTCTTGCTCTCCTTTTTGCTGGCCTCCTACAAAGTTGTAATTTACGTTTTCAAGGTGAAATCCTTGAAGCTGGACAGTTGGAGATTCAATTGTTGCCATTTGCCCATCTGCCCTTTCAGCTTCAACTTCATAGTATACAGAAGCAAATTCATCTGAAATTGGCTCAAAGGTTGCGTTGTAGCAGTCTTTGTCAACTGCATTTTGCTCAGATACAACCCCGTTATACTCTCCATTTACGTACTCATGAATTTTTATGTCGTATGTGAGTGCATCAGAAACAGAACTTCTCCGCTGGCGGCCACGGAAGCAAATTCGAGCATCAACTTCTTCATCAATGCCCAAATCGGCGTCAAAGCTAAATTCAGCCTTTGAAACTTGAAAAGATCGCTTGCTGAGTTCACCTGCCGGAAGTTGAATTTCTACTGATTCGGCTTCATACCCCTCTTCACCAAGAAGCCGAACAACCGTAGCGCTGGAAGCATCGGTAAGGTAATTGGTTGTAGAATAGTCCATATAAAGCCCCTTATTTCCGAACCGTTCTTCGTACTGTTGTGGGCTTGACACTTCAACGGGCTCAAATGCAGGACCTTTTTGTGTAGGTCCTACAAAGGCACCACCAATTTCTTGAACACCTTGCTGAAGAAAGGTTTGATCTCTCTCCTCAGTAAATACACCCGGAGAAATTGTTTGTTCTGCCATAAAAAATATTTTTTGTTTTTATTCGGAATAACTAATAATAAACCGTTTCAGAAAACACTTTCGGATACCCAATAATACATATTGAAGATCCAAATAAAATTCAGAAATTATCTGGGTCCAATATGTCTCCACTATCTAAATCGATTGCCACGTCTCCATACTTCTGGTAAAGGTCTTGGACGTAGGAATCGTATTTTTCTTGAAGTTCAGATATATTTTGCTTAATTTCGACAGCCTTTTGCTTTTCTTTATCAAGCTGATCTTTTATGTCTTCTACGATATATTTTTGCTGGCCGTAAGAAAGTATACTGTCATTTAACTCGGCTTGAAGATCTTCTAAGTGGCTTTTTTCTGATTGATTTATTTTTTTATTGTTATTCATAAAACTTGTGTATGTTATATAGACGATTATGTAATAACGTTAATTCCTTCTTCTTCAATAACAAACTCCACTGTTATATATTCGCTTGAAAGCTGTGGAATAACAGAAATTGTAGAAGTTATAGTGTTTGGATTTCGATCATCTGATCCCCTGCTTGTGGGGATAGAAATTTGAATTTCATAGTCTCTTATTCCTTCTCTCGTTTGAATAGTAGAAAGTATACTGGTAAGATCAATTTTGAGGTTCTGCCCCGTTTCCGGAGTAATCGGCTCAAAAAGATAATCTCGAGAAGTTTGTTTCGATTTTGTAATAATATCCACCATTGTTCGGCGCACGTCAATAGAAGAAAGAGAACTATCAAGATTTTTTGTAAAGCATTTGTTTCCAAGAAGAAGTATGCCTCCGGGTTCGCTTGATTTTATTACATTTACAGAGCTTTCATAGAGATTGTCTATGTCATTTCTCGAGACCCGAACGCGAAGATTTTTTATGTTCGGAACCACTCCTCGATTCGGACCTGCAGGAGCAAACCACGGATCTGCTATAACGTCATTTCTTGCATACGTCTGTGGAATAACCGCCGATGGAGGTACGTATTGAAAATCAAGATCAGAAACAGGTTCTACCCATCCGTAATACGTCGCCGCATATGTAGAATCCAACACAAATGATTGAGAAGCCGCTTTTTCTGGAGAATCTGAAGCCTTAAATGCGTCAAATACGTAAAAAGCGTCGCCCCTGTTTCTTACAAGTTGTTCTCCATTTCTAACGGTTTGATTATGATTTTGAATGTCTAGTTCCGGAGTGGTGAGAAGATTAAATTCATACCCCCCTTGCGATTCTCTCAATATATCAAATGCTTGATTGTACGCTTCCTTGCCTCCGCCAGAATCAAAATCAAATCCAAATGTGTTTTCGGAGGTAATATCTTCTCCAGAAAATCGTTCCCTATAAACAGATTGTCCATCAGAACCGCCCTGAAACCCAAGGGTAAATTTTCTTTGATCAGGTGATGAGCTTTCCGGATCTACGTAATTGTCAAGCTTGAAAGGCTCTCCTACTTTTTCAGAACCATTTGGAATTCCTTGAAAAAAGTTTTTGTTTTGACTGTTTTTAAACTCTATGCCCAAGTGAAGATTTTTGCTTTGGAGTTGTTCTCTTTCAGATCCGGAGCTATTGACATTTTTATAGTCTAACAAGCGGCCGGGAAACTGCTGCTTTTTTCTATAAACCGGAATTTGATTTGACTCGGTAAACGTTTTCTTATAACTTTCAAACCCAAACGGAACAGTGTCTTCGCTTGACCTCAATATTTCGTCGGACGCTTCTACTCTGATTTTGTATGAGTTTTGATCAAAAACGCCGAACCTTTCTATTTGAGAGGTTTCTTCATTATACCGTTGAAATTCTGTTCCAATTACCTTTTCAATATACCGTTCGTCATCTGGATTAAGAGAAAGATCTTCAAACTCTTCAATGACTTTTTGATTCAGGTCTGAATCTTCAAATTTTCTAAGACGAACAGTAAATGTTTTCGAACCAGACTCACTTTCTCCGTTACCTATATCGGTAATAGAAAGCTTGAACCTGCGGTTTTGATTTGCGCCGTCACTCCGAACCCAAAAACGAAAAAGCCTGTGTCTAATTTCAGAATCTGAAACGTTTTGTAGCTTGTCTTGAGAAGTAATCCACGGGGTCCTCGGAGAATTAAACGAATCAAATTCCAAAGGGTCTAAAGGAGAATCTTCTCCAAAAACTTGAAGGCTAATAAAAGATTTTTCATCAACCGAATTAACTACTCGGGTTTGAGACTCTTTAAAGTTTTGATATATCCGGACTTTCGGAGGAAGCACTCTTTCGATGTATCTTCCACTAAAAGGGTCTAGCGAAAGCCTCCACTGGTCTACTGGATCATCTTCTTGGGGATCGTCTGACTTTTTATATGTTTCCATCGTAAAGTCTTCGGCTACTCTGTCAGTGGTGGGGCTTGACTTTACAATTTTGGTTTTTTCCGGATCTACGTTTTCGGTTCTTTTATACTCGTCATCAAAAATAAGAACTGCCAAATACGTCTCTGCAGTAGAGGATCGGAAATGGGGGAAATCTGTTCCGGTAGTCGTAGAAAGAACCATAGGCGAAGGGCTCCAACCCGTAGTAAAACCAACCCGCAAAAATTTAATCCTATCTGTCTGCTGAAGTGTCTGAAATGCAGAAAAGGAGCTATAACTGTTTGGTTCTCCAAAAACTTCTCTAAATTCTTGTGGAGTCCGGATTTCAGTGGGAACGAAGAAAGGTCCCCGTTTTGCAGGCCCCACAATCATAGAATTTGTAGCGTCTGCAACGTCAGGCTCTTCTACTTCAATATTTCCTTCAATAGAAACCTGCGGAGACTCGTTTCTAATGTCTTTTATATTTATAGCCATATTATCTTGTATTGTCAATAACGTTTTCGTTAAACTCAAAGCTGGACGGAGACGTTTCTTTTTCAAGAGCTGGTTTGCCGCCTTGCCCTTCTTCTGGAATAATATATCCGTCAACGGTTAACGACATGTTTCCTTCTACAAATCGGGCTTCATCGGACATTTGAACTTCTTGGTCCATAGAATCGATTCTTGTGTAAAATATTCGCCCGGTTTCTTTATTTCCCCAATGAGAGTAGTTGTAATAATTCATAGTATCTAAAATACCATCCATTTGCCACCTGTATTCGGTGTATACAGTCAAGTCATAAGAAACTTTAATAAAGTCTGGGATTTCAGCTATGTAATATTCTCTTTCCGGTTGTCGGTTTTGAAGAGCAGCGAAGTTATCATATTGATTTTTTCTTGAATACCTTTGGCGAACCGCCATCGTGTGCCCGGTGTGATTTAATTGTGTAATCGTCGGGCGAGTAGCCAAGTCGTGCTCCGAAACGCTTCCTCGTTCTATAACGATAAGAGGAAGAAGCACTTTGTCTTTAATTGATTTAAGTTCTCGCCGCTGCCTTGCCCACGTCCACCGCTCTTGATTGTCCCAAATAACCGGAACTTTAACTTGCTGGTTATTTTGTTTTACGTGAAAATTAAAATTTTCATCAAGTTCATATGTTATCGCTTCGTCGACGTCTGTGATTGAAGATTTAACGGTGCGGTCTTCAACGTCGGTGTCTCGCCGCTTTTCAAGCTCTCTTTTATCTTCGTTCGCTTCGTTTATATTTTCACGAACTTCTTGCTGCTGCTCGTTATACTTTTCGGAATATTGATCATCTCTACGGGTTTCCCCTCCCCGAAGCTCTTCTTCTTTGGTTTCGTCTTCGCCGTCGTCTCTAAGATGTCCAAATCGGTCTTTCATTTAGTTTTGTTTGTTTATTAAGTCGGTGTTGGATGTTCTTACTCTGTGAGCGTCGCAAACAATAGAGTGCCTGTAAAAATACTTCGTGCCAAGAAGCTCGTTGTCAACGACATTTTCAATTTCGAAAAACTCTTCATCCCACTCGATCAAGTCTCCCCGCTGCGGATAAAATTCTTTGTCTTTAAGC